TCTCCATCGATTGAACCTTGGAGAGCAAATGCATATCGTCAAGATACATTATCGGGTTCATTCCTCAATAAGAATAAATACCTGGATGGAATCATCAAGTTTGAAGCCGTAAATCAGAAAGACGGCTGGTATGACGAAGTTTGGTCTTCTATTATCGCTAACGACGGTTCTGTTCAACATCTTTCTTGGATGGATCAAATCACGAAAGAGATATATAAGACATCGATGGAAATAGACCAGCGGTGGGTTATTGAACATGCCGCTGACCGACAGAAGTTTATTGACCAGGCCCAGTCCCTCAATACTTTCTTCCGTCCTGATGCCAATATCAAGTATCTTCATGCGGTACATTATCTTGCATGGAAACAAGGGTTAAAAACGCTATACTACTGCCGCTCTGAAAAAATCGGTAAGGCAGACAAGGTATCGAAGCGCATTGAAAGAGAAGTCATCAAAGAGATTGACTTCCGAGCAATGATCGACGGCGATACCTGTGTAGCCTGCGAAGGATAAGAAATGACACAATTTTTTGCACAGATAGTATCAAAACCAGATTGCCCATATTGTGTGAAGGCAAAAGAGTTTATGGCGGGTATGGACATCCAGTATACTGAAATGGTAGTTGGAAAAGACTGCCAGTGGGAAGACATTACGGCACAACTTCCCAATGTCACTACTGTCCCTCAAATCTGGATTAACGGTGAACATATTGGTGGCTATGATGATCTTGTCAAATGGGCCGTGGAAAATTGATTTGATCAAATGTCTACGACTAAACTAAATGTCACACAGGAAAGCTATTAAATGACAAAAACCTCGATTACTCTTATGAATGAACGTTCTTATTTTAAACCATTCAATTACCCGTGGGCATATGACGCATGGTTAAAACACGAACAGTCACATTGGTTGCACACAGAAGTGCCAATGGTAGAAGGTGTGCAAGACTGGAAGAAGCGTCTCACTGATGGTGAGAAGCACTTCCTCACAAATATTTTTCGTTTCTTTACACAGGGTGATATCGATGTTGCGGGCGGTTATGTGAACAACTACCTGCCATATTTTCCTCAGCCTGAAATTCGTATGATGCTTATGGGATTTGCTGCTAGAGAAGCGTTGCATGTCGCAGCCTACTCACATCTTATTGAAACTCTGGGTATGCCTGAAACGACATATCAAGAATTTCTTGAGTATGATTCCATGAAAGCAAAGCATGATTATTTCTTAGGTCTGTCAAATGCGGACGCTGCACCCGAAACTATCGCTACTAATATTGCTGCATTTTCGGCATTCACTGAGGGTATGCAGTTATTCTCGTCCTTCATCATGCTTCTCAACTTTCCCCGTCACGGAAAAATGAAGGGAATGGGCCAGATTGTTACTTGGTCGATTGTTGATGAAACACAACATGCCGAGTCGATGATCAAGTTGTTCCGGACATATGTTGAAGAGAATAGAGATATCTGGAATGACGAACTCAAGGGTAAAATCTATACTATTGCAGAGAAAATGGTAGAATTGGAAGATAAGTTTATCGAACTTTCATTCTCAATGGGCGAGATGCAAGATTTGACAGAAGCAGATGTTAAAAAGTATATTCGCTACATTTGTGACCGCAGATTGATTAGTCTAGGTCTAAAGGGTATTTTTAAAGTCAAGAAAAATCCATTACCTTGGGTAGAAGAAATGATCAATGCTCCGACGCATACAAACTTCTTTGAAAATCGCGCAACCGACTATGCTAAGGGCGCTCTCTCGGGTAAATGGGATGATGTTTGGGGAGTTGCTGCGTAAATGGAAGAACTAGAATGCTTTTCATGTGATGCTATATTTGAAGTGGCACATGATAATGACACAGAATACTATAAAATAAAATACTGTCCTTTTTGTGGCACCAAGATTGAGGAAGAAGACGGCCTCAACTGGGATGACTGGGACGAGGACGAATAAATAGTTCACACTTCGGAGTGAACTTATGGTTATAAAGAAAAAGAAGCCGTTGCCAAAGAAAGTGCATAGAGTCTATTGCACCTACTTTGACGACGGCAAATATTATATTGGGTATTCATGCAAGACAGATAAACTATTCGAAAAGTATTTCGGTAGTTCCTCGTATGTGACTAACTATGAAGGCGAAATGCGTAAAGAAGTTGTTGCTGAATACGGCAGCAAATCTCACGCAAAAGCAGTTGAACATATTCTACAGTGGGAATATCGGTTTGATGACCGATGCATCAATGACATGTGGAATGTTCGACTACGACTATCGCACTTGAAAGAATTAAAGTTGCCAGACTGGAGACCAGGATGTTTTTCGCCGCCCTCTTAATGCTAGTAGCCCTAGCTATTACAAGTGTAGCTGGTTACTTTTCGATATTGGGTTTGATGGCTATCTTCCCTGCTTCACCTATTGCTGTTGCAGCCATGGGTATAGTATTAGAACTTGCAAAACTTGTAACAGCAAGTTGGGTATATCGTAACTGGAAGATTGCAAACAAGCTATTGAAGACATACTTTACGATAGCAGTCATAGTCCTTTCGTTTATAACGAGTATGGGCGTATTCGGTTATCTAAGTAAAGCCCACATTGAACACACCACTGTAGGTGGTTCAGCCCAATTGCAGATTGCACAACTAGAAAGTCAGAAGACTTCGGCAGAAAGGAGACTAAAGAATGCACAAACATCTTTGGATACTTTGGACCGACTCGCTTCTGGGGAAAACATCCTCGATGCTAATTTCATTAGAAATAGACAAAAGAGGGAACGCACGGCCCTTAATAAGGAAATTGAGGGTGCGACTACAGACATTCAGACTATTGAGACTAATCTCATACCGCTCAAAACAGAGAACCTCAAACTCGAAGCGGAAGTAGGACCAATCAAATATGTAGCGGAACTGTTTTACGGTAGTGGTGATAATGCCACTATCGACAAGGCCGTTCGTATGATGATTATCATTCTTATCTTTGTTTTTGACCCGCTGGCAATTCTTTTAATAATTGCAGCAAATATGACATTTTTAGGGTTGACAAAACGAGAAGAACCAGATATAGTTAAAACTGCTTCTTCGGTTGTAGATAACGAACCCGCAGAAGTAACTAAAGATGTCGTAAAAAAGACTAAGAGTAATCGTAAGAAAAAGCCTCAGCCAATAGCACCAGAAGTTCCAGATTTCTTTGCTTTTGAGAAACACGGCTCTACGCACGATATTATAATGCCCGACCCTCCTCGTAAAAACGCGAGAGGTCAAATTGTAGTTGATGAAGATAATATTAGGAGAATGTGAAATGATGACCACAGTTGAAGCTATGCGTGAAGACCTCAAGAACAGTCTTCGTGCCCAGGTAGGCACTGTTACTTTTACCAAACAGAATGGTGATGAACGTATTATGCGCTGCACTCTTCAGGAATCAGTGCTTCCCGCACAGACTGACCTTGAAGAATCGATTCAGAAAAAAGGTTCTACTGATTCGCTGGCCGTATGGGACCTAGAAAAGAATGCTTGGCGTTCCTTTCGTTATGACTCTGTAATTTCAGTGAAATTTGAGGGTTGACAAATACCTTAATATATCGTATAGTGAGATATATTGACAAGGAGTGATTATGTATAAACTTAAGGTACCCATTGCAGAATCGAAGTTTGTTGGCACCGAGCCTGTCTGGGCAGATGGTTATGAACCAGCCAACTATCAACGAGAATACGGCAATGCCTTGAACTGGTATAATTATGTTGCCGAAACCAAAGATTGTCGCGCATTTTTGGTAGATTGGTTCAAGAGTGACAAAGAGAAGCTAAAGGCTCTTGGTCAGGTACCTGACAAGTTTCTGCCGCGCACCTATGCCAATACCGCTCGTATTGCCATGCGAGGTTTCCCCGTCAGTGAGGTTCACCAGAACCGCATCTGGGAAAAGGTACAAGAGGTAGTAGGTAAGCGCACAAAGTCCGACGAAGATGAACCCGTTGCTGCACCTGTAGTAAAGGTAGTCAAGCCAGTCAAGCTGGCTTCTACCTTCATCGTATCAGATGTCAATGATGAAATCGAAAATCTCATCATCGGTGAAGACCCTAAGACCATGGGGCAAATTTTGATGCCATACAAGATGTCCGACAAGCAATACGCGGCATGTGCAGATAAATTGCAGCCTCTTCTGGCAGAATTCTCAGAGGTCCTAGAACTTCGTCGGACTGACCGCAAGACACTTACCGAAGAACAGATAGAATTTGTAGATTCGTTTCCGTTCTCTGGCATCACAATCATTAAAAAGGTTGTCCAGCTTATTGAAGGCTACATCAATGACCTTAAGAAGTCATATATCAGTAAGCAGGTAGCTAAGGTTCGCAAGAAGAAGCCCAAAGATAAGACCAAGTTGATTCGTGGCTTGAAGTTCCTCGCCGAGGACGCTAAGTTCGGTAAGAGTGTTGACCCTATCAGCCTTCTTAACTGTAGTGAAGTCTGGACGTTCGATACCAAGACACGTAAGATTTCCAGATATTTCAGTCCCGTCGGCGGTGGCATCACTGTGAAGGGTGCGTCACTTGTAGGCTACGAAGAGGCTATGTCCAGTTGCAAGTTGCTTCGAAAGCCAGAAGAACAGGTCCCTGCATTTTCTGCTACTGCCAAAAAAGACTTGACAAAATGGTATTCTTCTGTTAGAAGTAAGAATGCGAATGTGCGCCCGCGACTCACGGCAACAACTCTAATTTTGAAAGTCTTTTAATGTCAGATAATGATAACGTAACATATCTTCGACCACGTGTGGCACCACCCACAAAAGAAGATTTGGAATCTCTCAACTATTTTCTTGAGGGCGCAACAGAATATGCTGCGTATCAGGACTCAGAGGCTTTTGCCGCTGCCTGTATGAACGGTATCCTAAGAGCCGCCGACAAAAAGCTGGGTAAGCTGGACGACAATATTAATGGTGACGCCGCCGTTATTGCTGTTATGATACAGGGTATGTTTATGCGTCAAGCTGGCGTCCATTGTCCAGAAATAAATCTGTTGGATGACATTCGCGAAGTCTTAACTAGAGCCAAGAAGGATGAAAGCGAATGATAGTAGTAGATTTTAATCAGGTCGCAATTAGTAATATGATGGCAGAACTTGGTGGTCGGCGTGATGTAGAAGTCAATGTGCCTCTAATCCGTCACATGATTATCAATTCAATCCGTTCATATAAGCGCAAGTTCGGTGCAGAATTTGGTGAGATTGTTATTGCATGTGACAATCGCCACTACTGGCGCCGCCAGTTCTTCCCTAACTACAAAGCTAATCGTAAGAAGAATCGTGCAGATAGCGGCTTTGATTGGAATTCTATCTTCGAAGCCCTGCACCAGGTTCGTGCAGAATTGTCAGAACACTTCCCTTATCCTGTTATTGATGTCGATGGCGCAGAAGCAGATGATGTAATCGGTGCATTGGCTGAATATAGCCAGACTTCGAACACTGATGGCCTTCTGCCCAGTGCAGAGCCATTTTTGGTTCTCTCTGGTGACCACGACTTCAATCAGTTGCAGAAGTGGTCAAACGTCAAGCAGTATGCGCCTGTGCAAAAGAAGTTTGTCAAGTTGACTGATACACCCGAAGCGGTTCTTATGGAACATATCATTATGGGTGATAAGGGTGATGGTGTTCCCAACATTCTATCAGACGATGATACGTTCGTGACAGGTTCACGCCAGCGTCCCATGAAGAAGGACAAGGTTGCAGAGTGGAAGCACCAGAAGCCAGAAGACTTCATCACAAGCGATGAAATGTGGCGCAACTTCCAGCGCAATCGTGAACTTGTAGACTTGTCGCGCATTCCAGAAGATATCAAGGAAGCTATTATCGATAGCTACGAAAAGCAGCAAGGTGGCGACCGCAGTGGTCTCTTGAACTACTTCATTGCTAACCGCATGAAACAGATGATTGATTTGATCGATGAATTTTAATAATTCCAACGAGAGAGTTGGCATCACAGCCAGTTGCTTTGACCTGTTTCACGCGGGCCATGTTCTTATGCTTGGAGAAGCTAAGGAACAGTGTGACCGTCTCGTAGTTGCTCTACAGACTGATCCCACAATTGACCGTCCTGAGAAGAATAAGCCGGTTCAATCTCTAGTTGAACGCTATATTCAGTTAGAAGGCTGTAGGCATGTTGACCAGATTATTCCATATACGACCGAGCAGGACTTGCTAAATATACTACAATGCTACGACTGGGATGTTCGCATCATCGGTGAAGAGTATTACGGTAAACCTTTTACTGGTCATGAATTGGGAATTGAAACATACTACAACTCTCGTAGGCATGGCTTTAGCACAAGCGAATTGAGAAAGAGAATTGAAAATGGCAACACGATTACAGCCTAAAAAATTTAGACAATTGGACCAAGCCCTGAATTGGGCAACCGAAGCAAAAACCGCAGACGAGTTGCGTGAAAGAGTTCGTGCAGTTTCTACTGGCAATTCTATTTTTATGCGGTTTGTTGCATGGGGTGTAGGATATGAACAAGGTCCAGTCAATCTTCCAGAAGGTAGAACTCCCACCAAGAACGAAGAACTTCCTGTTGATATGGGAGATACCAATATCACACAAGAGTTCCGTCGTATTTTGACTTTGCTACCAGGTGGCAGTGCATCGAACGTGCCTCAGTGGCGCCGCGAAGAAATCTGGATGCAGATTTGCCAAGGAGTTCACCAGAACGAAGCAGTATTGCTTGACTCGGTAAAGGATCAAAAGTTACTTGAACTTTATCCTTCTCTGGCAGATGTTCTTGAGACCTTTCTTGTTGGTTGGAAAAAGCCAGAGGTTAAGAAGAAGAGGGCATCAAAAAAGTCCGAGAGTATCTCCGAAGAATAAAAAAATTATTCGTAAGAGAGCAATATATTCCAGTGACATGGGGTGTGAAAAAACCTTGGGGTTTGTAACACTAATAAATAGCTGTTCTCGAACTTTCAAACGGAGATACTTTGATGGGCGCAATTCTGGAACATAAGCATCTAATCATTCGTGCAGAATTAAAAAATCCACCTAAATGCGTAGAAGCAATCCAGGACTGGATGAAACTTTTGGTCGCTAAGATTGATATGAAGATACTTATGGGTCCATATGCCGTGTATTCCGATATGGTAGGCAATCAAGGACTAACAGCCGTAACAATTATCGAAACCAGCCATATTGCTATGCATGTGTGGGATGAAGTGCATCCTGCATTGATGCAACTGGATGTTTACACCTGTTCGAAATTAAACATTGAAGATGTATTTCTAGCACTAAGCGATTTTGGTCCAGTGGACGTTCAATACAAGTATATTGATAGAGAACATGGTCTAACGCTACTTGATAGGGGTATACGTGAGATACTTCCTTTTTAAGCACAAGAGCGAAATCTGGTTAGTCAAAAATCCTGAACAGGTACCTAAGCCGAGAGAACTTCTACTTCAAAACTCTAATATCGAATATATCAGAGATAAAGTAAATTCTTTAGGAAAAGGCTTGACATTTCGTGATAAAGTCAGTAGAAAGAAGATACCGGCTTTAACAACAGAGCATAAACGAAAGATTGCTCTAGCGTTAAGTGGAAGCAACAACCCTAATTGGGGTGGTTTGAAAGAAGAAACAAAGGCCAAAATTCGTCGCAAAATGCGAGGAACTAGGAGAAACGAAAATAATCCTATGTATGGCAGACGCCAAACATGGGAAACTCGCAATCTGATAGCGATGAGAGCGAGACAACGTAGAAGAGCGTGGTGTGTAGAGCCGTCGGGTAAAACACATCTGGTAGACCCAGTCACGTTCATTCTACCATCTGGTTGGTTATGGGGAAGATTTTACGACCCATATAAACCAGATAATTTTTAAAAAACTCTTGATAAATGTCAAAAACTGTTATATATAGTATTCTGTTCTTTGACATTGTTAGAAGTTTTTTATAGGAAGCGTGGGTGAGTGGTTGAAACCTACAGTCTTGAAAACTGTCGTACCGCAAGGTACCGTGGGTTCGAATCCCACCGCTTCCTCCAGTTTGGGGATGTAGTCCAATGGCAGAGACAGAGGACTTAAAATCCTTCCAGTGTGGGTTCGAGTCCCATCATCCCTACCAATGCCCCGTGGTGTAATTGGCAACACGTCGGATTTTGATTCCGAAGAGTTCAGGTTCGAGACCTGACGGGGCATCCATTTCTAGAAAGGTTATATAATGTGTGTCATTATTGCTATTG